ATAATAATTCTATTCTATATGTACCTGTATATCCTGTTAAATCTTTTGCTAAATAATTTTTATATTTATATTTTGCATATTTACTATCTGGAGAATATCTTCCATATTGCTCATGTAATTCAATATACTTATCCAAATTAGAAATCAATTCCTCAGGAGATTCATTGTTATCAATAAATCTTTCAATGTTATTTAAGTGTGATGGTAATGATACTAATGAATTTTCGTCAATATCAAACCAATACATTGATGGGTTTTGATTAGATATATTATGTGGTGTATTGTTATTTTCATCAGATTTAACATCTTCATATATATATTTATACTTAAATTCAATTAATCTAATATTATATTCAACACCTCTTATAATTATTTTCTTATATTTATAACCATTTGAATCAAATGTATCACCTTCATAATATGGAATATTTTCTTTAGTTAAATAATTTAGATATTCATTAACTGTATAAAATCTGTTTCTTACAATATGTATTTTATTTATATAAAATTTTACTTTAACATATTTATAAGTTTTCTTTTCAATATCATTTAATGATACATCAATATCTTCTTTAGATTCATTTGTAAAACTAATAGTATAATAAACATTATATTTATAGTTTTCTTTAATATTATATATATTCTTTACTATTGGATCATATATTGATATAACTATATTACCAGTTTCTTCTTTATGTATATCAATATCATTATCTTTATATTCATCTATTAAAGTTTTTTCAATATATCTATTAATATAAAAATCATCAAGATTATTATATAAATAATAACCTATATATGTTTTATTCTTATCTTCATAATATGAAAACTCTTCAGTATCATATTCAAATATATTTGGTAACTTCCATATTTCTAATGGGTTACTATTAGTATAATATAATGAATAATCTCTGTGTACATAAAATCCATTATAATCATCTATAGAATTTTTTTCAATTGGTACTAATGGTTTATTTTCTGATGTACCTTTTACACTAGCCCAATGTAATCCATAAGTATCTGGATAACGTGTATCAATAAATGTTGATTGATTACCAGTTATATATATTTTTAATTTTTCTTCATTAATATGTTCAATATTATCATCAATATTATAATATTTAGTATTATGCACAAAATTAAGTCCATCAATCCACATATTAATATTATCATGAAATTCTAATACATTTAATTCATGTAATTTGTTTTCATATATATTGAATATATGAATTGAATTTTTGTATTTAGAACTATTTGGTAAATTAACTAATGTTTGATATTTACTCATAGTTTGGTCAGTATTAAAATATAATTTATCATATATTGTATATACTGTTTCACCATTTACATATGTATTATTAATTGGATCATAATATAAATTTACTATATTGTCGTATGATATATATGTATGATAATCGAATTCTTCATCATTTTCATGACCCTCATGTCTAAATAAACTGTATTTTTCACTTTCTTTAGTGCAATCTATAATATAATATGATGATTCTCCATTTTCGTTATATTCTTCATTTAATATATATATATCATTTCCTTCATATGCACATATTAATGTTTTATTATATCCTATATATGCAGCATTAAAAATAATGTTTTTACCAATTAAATCTTTATGTAAGTATATTTCATGTTCTATACCCATAATATCAATATATTTAATAAATTGATAAAATTCATTATTTAATAATGTACCGTCAATATATAATAAATTATGATCTAAATGATATTTAATAATTTGATTTATATTAATATCAAAGTTAATATCATTTATATTAACTAATTCTTCATTATGCATATATGAATTAAACAACACTTGTTTATTATCATCATCTATATATTTAAGTTGTTTAAAAGGTGATAATAAGAAATAGTTTTGTTTAAAGAATTGATAAATATAATCAATATTATTATAATCAAATGTTTCAACCCATGATTCATTATTATCTAATGCATAAATATTACGTATTAAATCATTAAACTTTTTACAATTATTTTCTATAAATATCGGTTCACCCCATGATTTAGGATATATTAAATATTGAGCATTATTATTAATACTTATTGTTGATATACATTTATTATAGATATCCAATATTGATTTATTGAAATTATATATATAACATAATTGTTCATCAATATTATCCCATTGTATAAAATAATTACCATTAGTTAAATTAAATAATGTAACATATGCATAATCATCAATATTAATAATATTATATGATTCTAATTCATTTTTAATATTATCAATATTTAATTGTCCTAATTGTATAATATATTTAGATTTTAATAAATAAAAATCTTTATTTTCATCAAGTATTTTATCTACATCTTTACTATCACAAAATACAATATTATGTAAATTATTTTGTTCATTTGTTTTATTTAATAAATAATTATGATCATTTGAAAAATATCTGTATTTTAATTTACCAAAAGTAATTTGTGGATTATGTATTCGTAATTCAAAGTTATATTCATACCATCTATTATTAACTAAAAGTTTTAATATAAACTTATTATCAATCCAATAATTAAAATAATTACTATTTACATTTCCATTTTTATCAATATTTATATTAAACTTTTTAGGATATATAATAAAGTTCTTATATTTATTATTATCAGATTGTATAAAATTAAAATGTGATTCATATAATACTTCAGTAGAATCATTATTTATTATATTAATGATTGATCTTAATTTATCTAAATCTGACGCATATTCTATTTTATTTAATAACTTACCTACATATGTAACAAATTCATTTAATTCATTATTTGTTTTATTAATATCTAAATGAGTATTTGCAATAACTGTTTCAATATCATCTGTTGATAATATTTTATAATCATTTTTGCATGTTTTTAATATATTAATAAATTCTGTTAATTTTGAATTATTATCAGAATAATATTCTTTAACTAATTTATTAATTGAATTATATAATGTTTTATCAATATCCTTAAATAATAACAATACACAGTTATAATATTGATTTTCCTTGAAGTATATTGGAATATTTACACATGTATCATTAAGATAATACCATGTTCTTTCATCAGTTTCAACATTATTACTTCCTAAATCATATTCATTAAACTTATCATCAATATAATGTATTTGTTTTGTAAAATAATGTAAACCATTTCCAGTAAATATAACTTCATTTTTATTATTAAGTATTACTGAAGGTTCTGATTGACTAATACCAATTGTATTAGTTAATTTTATATCATTAGCAAATACTCTATATCCTAATGATGTAGAATGTATATTTAAGTGAATAGGTAAGAAATATTTTTTATAGTAATATGATAAACATATTAATTTTACACCAAGCTCATTAAATGAAAAATCAAAATAAGGTTTCCAATACCAATATTTTTCTTCATCATCTTCAATAGGCATATCATGATTACCTATTCTAATTTTTTCATAATTATCTATAAGAGAAATCATTTTTGGTTTATTCTCTCCATAAAAAGTTTTCTCTATATTTGTATTTTCTAATGGATATTGTTCATCACTTTCTTTATTAATCATAATGCGTAATGATATAAGAGCATCACTAACAAATGTTTTAAATGATTCTAATATATCATTACTTATATCAAAGTAATCTAATAAGTATTGTTGTTTAAAATCATTATCAGTTCTTAATAACTTTGCAATAGTAATCTTATTTCCATAACCAAACCATTTTAATGAATCTATAGCAGATTTAAAATTACCTATTTCTCCGCGTATATTCATATAGTTAATCATATATTCTTTTATCTTTTCATTATATAATGCTTCGTTAAATTCATCATTATAAAGACTTTCAGAATATACTGATTTTAATATATCTTTAGGAAGATTAACTCCCATATTACGACCGTTGATAATTAATTCTTCATATTCGCTAATAAATTCACCACCAACTGAAATTGGACACCACTCATCAGTATCATTAGAATTATTATGTATATGAATCATTAAGTTACTAATCCAAGTGCCTTCTTCTTTAGCTAAAGCAATTGGATAAATAGGAATTAATAAATAATTTATATCAGCAGTATCTTTTAATGTTTCTTTTGTTTTAATGCAATATAAATCTTCGTTTGTTAATGAATCTTTAATAAAATTATATATTTCTTCACCATCTTCAAATATGTTCAAATTAATATAATCAGTTAGCTTTTCAGTTTTGTTTGATAATGCTCTTTGTAATCTTTTTGATGATATTAACTTAAATACATTTGAATCATTAAAATAAATCTCAATATCAATAATTTTATTATGATCATTTTCTAATTCATTAACATTAAAATCTTTGTTTAATTCATATAATGCATAAATTGGTCTTGAATAATAATTATTAATAGATAGTTTAGATGTATTATTACTATCTATCCAAAATATATAATCATTTTCATCATATTCATATCCTATAGGTTTATCTGAATATGATTTTAAACTAAACATATGACCTGTGTTATCTACAAATTCCATTAAATATATACGTTATTGTTTATTTACTATATATAAAAATAATTTTATTATTTGATATTAAGTATATAAAAACAAAAGAGGCAACGATTTGTTGCCTCTTGTATATAAATTAATTATTCATACCAAGTTATATATTTGAATCTTTTTAATCTATCGACATATTTTAATAACATAATTATTCTTAAATCTATTAATTGTAGAAATGTTACAAGAATAGAATTACCTTTGAATAAAATCTTTGGAAGAGTTTTATTCAATATACCATGTTTAGCATAATCATATTTATTATTACCAACAAATTCAAATGGTTTTAATTCGTCTTTACGATATGATAAATTTTGTTTTATATCCATAAATTATTAAATAGTATTTGAATTGAACCAATAATCTACTGAATGTTGAGATTTAATATATTCATCTATTTTATCAAGTTCTTCAACAGCCATATCATGAAATCTTTGATAGTTAATACCAACATTACCTGGCATTTTGAATTCATATGATCCTATAATAGTTGCAAGGCCTCTCATTCCTAATGCAACACAATATCTAAAGAAATAATAGTTATTATATAAATCTTGTATTCTGCATCTAATAAATACTTGTAATATTAAATCAGAAAATCCAAGTGAACCAAGTATTGCCAATTTATGTGAATTAGGATTAAAATTAAATGTTAATGGAACATCAAACATTGCTTTATATGTTTGCACTTCATATAATGCTCCCATGACATCAGTTAAATTATATCCAGTTCCAGATCCAAATACATCTGATAATGAACCGCCTGCTCCTGATGCCAATGCAGAGTTATTTAATATCATACGTTCAAGTGAAAAGTCTCCCATTACTCCATAGTTAAAACTATTAGTTACTTTATATACACCAAATACTGATACTATTTGATCTGGTAACCTAACTACATTATTTGGACCGCATTTACAAAAATCGGAATTTTTAATACAATAAAATCTTTCTTCAACAGCTGGGTCATAATCCTCCCAGAATTTTTGTGCTGCTTGTAAAATAAGTGGAGGAATAGCAGATGCAGGTAATGGTAATGGCAATGCACATGATTGAGTTATTTCTTGAATTATTCTTTTAATAAAATTATAATCCACTTGATCTTCCATTTGAGCTTTTTGTTTTAAAAACTCTTCCATTCCAACAGTATTTTGATTAGATGTTTGGACACAATTAGTCATTATCAAATATCATGTTTTATTAAAAATAACCAAAAAAACTAAATATTATATAATGAAAAAAAATGTTAAATTATTATAAAATCATGTATAATTATTAAACTTCATTAACTATTTTTAAAGAAAAAGGATACATATATTAGTGGCTGAATCAATTTTTAATAATAAATTAGGAAATTACTTAAAGAAACTTAACGAGCAATATAATAGTAAAGATAAATCATTAACAGATATTCTTAAGTCATTTAGTCAAATTAGTTCAGAATATAATGAATTAAATGATGTAAAGAATCAAATAGATATACAATATAGTTCAAATAATTATAATGAGTGTACTCCTGAGGAACAGGAAGATTTCTTTTCAGATCAATTACAATTTATTGAAACACTTGTTGTTAATAGTATTTATGAAAAGTCAGGTATAATTTGGAATTGGAGTGACATATTTAATTTGATGAAAGATCCTACATATAAAAATGTAGATAAAATTAAAAGAAAGGTTGTTTATTCATCTTCATCAAATCAACGTCCTATTGGAGATATGTCATATAATATTTGGAATGGCCTACAAATTATAGATATTGATATTAAAGATGAATCATTAGCATTAAATATCAAACAGAAATTATTTGAAGACTTAAATCAATATCATTGGTTTTTAGGTTGTTGTATTTCTGCATCAGGTAAATCTTGTCACGTTTGGACAAAAATAACTCCAATATCAATAGATTTAAATAGTCGTCGTATTGAGTATATATGTAACTTTAGACATAAATATTCATATATTTATATTGTATTGATGAAATATTCAAAACAATTTGGATATACAAAAGAAGATATATTAAAATACATGGATATGGCTATGTGTAAACCTCAACAGGGTATTTTTATATCTTCAGATAATAATGCATTACTTAATACGAATTTTAGAGATTTACGATTAGATGTAAATTTCGAATCTGCATTTAAAAGCGGTGTAACAAGTATTGATTGGATATCACATCCTGATTTAAAGGATATATTTCATAAGTTAGAATGGTTTAATGTAACATCAAATGGGAATGCTGAAGATATTGAAATTTCTAATATATCAGGTATTAATGATAGGGATATATCGAAAAGTAAAGGTCGTAAACACTATAAGCACGCACAACGTTGGCAATTAGCAAATACATTAACATCAATATATGGAGAGGATAAAGCTCTTCAGATAATGATAGAGATTTGTGATGGAACATCAAGACGTGAGTTAGCAGGAGACGTTAAGACAGCTGCAATACATGATAAACCAATTTCAATATGGGCTGTTAAAGAATTAAATAATAATCATGGATTTAAATTAAAGATTAAAGCAGATAATACATTTACTGAAGAAATAAAATTGGAAGATAATATGAAAGATGCAAATACAAGAGGGATTGATCCCACTCGTATATTGAATGATAATTCATTATCAATAATTCTTCATATGAAAAGCACACAATATTTGTCAGACTTAAAGGATGAAATTATCGCAAATTTATCTCATATAACATTGCTTGAAGCAGGTGCAGGTTATGGGAAAACTGAAATGATTAAAAGTCTTAAAGCAAAGACATTATTAATTCTTCCATTTACATCAACTATTAAAGCAAAAGTTGAAGCTGATGAAAAGACTTCTGATTGGTTGTATTTTTATGGTAATAAAAGACCAACATTAGATGATATATTAGGTAATAGAAATATGTCAATGACAATTGATAAATTTAGTCGTCTTAATGTATTTGAACTTGACCAAGCAGGATTTGAGTATATTGTAATTGATGAGTCACACTTATTATTTACAAGTTCATATAGAGATGTTATGTCACCAACAATTCAACGTCTTGCTAATTGTAAAGCAAAGATTATAATGATGACAGGAACACCAACTGGAGAAATGTTATTCTTTCCAAATATTAAACATATTAAGGTAATTAAGGAAGATAATCGTATTAAAGATTTTGAAATTAATATGGTACCAACTAATACTGAAAAACTTATTGATATGTGTAAATCAATGGCTAAAGATATTGTTGATGGAAAGAAAATATTATTTCCAACAAATAAAGGTAATCTTTATTTTGAGCAAGTAACGGGTTTGATTCAACAATACCTTATAGAAGAATATCATTCATCTAAACAACTTAAAGCATTCTATTATAAAAAATCAAATTATGGTGAGGAAACTATGGACACCATAAATATTGATAAATCAATTGGACTTAATGATATAATATTTTGTACAACATATTTATCAGTAGGTGTTGATATATGCGATAGATATAAATTTAGTGTATATTTTAATGAAACATGGATAGCACAAGATATTGAACAGTTCGCAAATCGTCTTCGTAATAATGACTTATATATTAAGTTATTTTTGGAAAAGGAAGATTCATCAGGATTACCAATTAATTATAAGTATATAGCTCCACTTGATTTAAGTTTTAGTGAAAAGGATTTATTATTTGCAAGAGACTTAATACAAACTTGTAACGATATGCTTGAACGTAATAATGAAGAATCAAAATATAATCCTCTTATTCAATCATTATTATCATCAAATAGATATCTTAAATATGATGAAAACGAATGTCGTTATTTTATAGATGAAACAACATATAAGCTTAAAGTATTTGAAGAAAGATATACTGAATATTCAAAGCAGCTTGAAGTATTGAAAAATGGAATGCAATATTATGGATATACAGTAACATTTAATGAATCAAATAATAGAGTTCCTGATGAAAAGAAGGATGCAACTGAAGAATACTTAAGACAATGTCGTAATTATAGATTTAATTATAATACTGCTGAAACATTTGATTTCTTAAATCACTTAAATGACGGTAATATTGATGTATATAAAGAATTACTTAAAGGTTCATACGAAGTATTTAAGGATGATGATTATAAAGTTGAAAGAGAAGAAAATAGTTTATATGCAAAGGATATTGAAATACTTGAAAAGAATATACCTATTGTAATAAGTCTTTATAAATTTTATGATTGTGATACAATTAGAGATATATTTGAATATTGTGTAGATAAGAAACAAAATAGAATTAATTATACAAAGCTTAATCGTATTCGTAGGTTCGTTCAAATAGAATCAAATCGTAAAAGAAAAAGATTAGATTTTCCAGTATTGAAATTTGTTAAAGAATCTCAACAATGGGCAAGGTTACATGGAGCAACAACTGAAATGGAGATTAATAAATATTTAGCAGATTATGCTGTAAGTTATGCAAATTCAATTAAAGATGTTGTTGTTGAGGATAAAGAATATCTTGAAACATTATTTGAATTAACAAAAGAATTATGGAAAGTAATTATATTACAATCAAGACCAAAAAATGGTAATGTTGGAATAGTTCCATTTGAATTATTATGGACTAAGAAAACTGATTTGACTGATTTATATGGTGGTTCTGAAATGACTAAATCATTCTTTATAGAAGAGTTGGTTGATGAAATGAAAGAAGACCTTGATGAGGAAGATACAAGTGTACCATTTGAAAGAACTGAAAAGAAGAGATTGATTGATGTAACTAATGAATTACCAAATGTTATACATAGACCTTATGGATATTATGAATATTCAGATCTTGATGAATCTAATGATAGATTTATGAGAAAGCAAGATAGCACGAATACATTAAAAGATCAAATATTTACAACAAAAGATAATAATGAACAAGACGTAAAGAAGAAAAATATTGAAGGAGATTTATTTGAAACTAATGATGAAAATGTACCATTTTAATTATATTTAACAATTATGGATTTTTATAAAGAACATTATAGTAAATTTTTACTTGAAACACTTAAATTTTTAAATAATATGCAAACTGATAATACAAGTCCAGGGTTGCTTACAAAAGAATTTATATTAAAGCAAATTCAAAAGCAAACCGAGTTAGAAAATAAAATATTTGAATTAAACGAAACTATTAAATCATTAAAATCTTCAAAACAATCAAAAGGTGATATTCCTAAAGGCTATGATATATTTATAAAAATGCTTCAATTTGGTAGTGTTGGTTGGTCTATTGATGGAGGATATAATGAAATGCCAACAATAACTATTAGTGATTGCCCACTTATGCCAGATGAGGTTGAATATATTAAAAGATTAATACATGAAAAACTTAATGATTCTTTTAATATAACTATTGGTAGACCAATAACTACATCTTATAAAGCAGATAGAGTAGATGTTGGTATAGGAGGTTCACCACGATTGGAAGATAATTTGATAAGTGATAGAGCATGGTATTAAATATAAGTATATTATGTTAAATGAATACGTCTCCAACAGGATTAGCATCTGATTTTATTAAAGCACAAATTCGAAAAAACACAGAATTAGAAGAACAAATAATATCATTAAATGAAACAATAGAATTATTAAAAGGAGAATCTCATAATGATTATAGCTTATATAGAAAAATATTGGACTTGTTAGTTCCTTATATCAAATTTGAATATAATAAAGATGGTGGTTATAATATAAAATTAGATCCTCCTGAAATATATATGCCATTAGATGCTATTGATAATATAATTAAAGAAATAGAAAAATATAAACAAAAAATGTTATGATATACGTTTTTAGAAAATATGAATCATCAGCACGAATAATTGTTTATGCAGAATCATATTTAGAAGCTAAGGATGCATTATTTGCATTACATCCATGGGCAGATAAAGAATATAATATTACAGAATATAAAATGTATCGTATTGATTATAATAAATTTTTCGATATATTGAATATTGAAAATGATATGAGAGATTATCCTCGTATTTTATCTGAAAGTGAACTATCTTTATTAGTAAAAAATAAAGTATTGGTTGATACAGAATTTAACACACTTCATAATACGCATGTATTAGCTAAAAAGGATTTTAATGAAGATACACGATATCCTGCATATTCAACATCTGAATATGTTAAAATGTTATCAGATAATGTACTTATTAAAGATACATATTCCAAATCAATTAAAAAGATGATGAGTATTGTTGGTGATGTGTGGTTTATACAATATTCACCATTACAACATGGTCCAGAAAATAATTATATTTATGGATTAAGTAGACAACAATGTATTGATTTATATAAAGAAATTTATAAATTCAGATTTAAAGGTGCTGATGAATGTAATCCATTTACAATTCCTGAACCTAAATTATTGATTAATTCTACAACATCAGTCAGTGATATAATTGAAGGTAATTTCAAAAATGAAGATATTGATAATTATAAGAAAATGGTATCTATAATGAAAGAATTAAATATTAAGAAATTTCCATTCAGCGCATATGAAGAATTTGCTCGTAAAACATATATGCATCTTGATGAAATTGAAAAAATAAAGGTGGATTAGTTAATCCACCTTTGTTTATTTTAAATTAGTTCTTTCAAATGGAACTTCTATTCCATTTTTAATATCTAACTTTGCATTTCTTCTTGATTGTTTGTTCATTCGGTGTCTTTCATATTTAGTCCAATAACCATGATCCCATATCGTACCAGTATTCTTATACATATAAAGCCAATTAGATCTTTTTTTGGCTTCTTTCCATGATTCTGCTTTGTGCCAATGTGTATCTCCTATTGTTTGTGTTCCTGCATATCTTTTATCATTTGGATATGCTTCTGTTTCAGATACTTTAATATTTCTTCCCCAACCAAGTTGATAGAATAATTTAACTCTTGAATTGTACTTATTAATTGTACGTCTGCGTCGTTCAGCTCTATTCATATTACATTAATATATTTATTGTATCTTCTAAAATATCAACATCGATATTATCTAAATCAATATTTTCAAAATTTGCCCACTGTTCCAATAATTCCCAAGTATCTTGTCCATTATCGATAAGAATCTCTCCTGGGTTATGAAACCACTTAATAAAATTTTCAGCTAATTCAATATACTTATCACTCATAATTTAATCTCCCCAATATGTACAGCCCTTATAAAAATTGCGAACAGATTCCGTAAGGTCATCGGTATCCTTTTTCATTTGAGCCTCAGTTTCAGCATCGACAATAAGCTTGATATGTGGGCGGAAGCAAACCTGATATGAATTGTCGCTAGCCTCATAAGTAAGCTTCCAACCGCTGGCCTTCTTGAAATATTTGTTATCCTTAACAGCTTCAAAGCAGCGGCCAAGCTTCGTAGGAGTCAATTCCTTATATGAAATACAACAGTCGCCTGAAATACCCATTTCTCCAGGATTAACATCAAAATCAAAAAATGAAAGGTCATAATAGAAATCACTCATTTTGTATTCCTTGCGAGCCTTTGCAACCTCAGACTCAATATAAGCAATACGCTTCTTCTCAGTCTTCCACTTTTTATCAGCAAAATTGATGGCACGCTTGCGAGCACATTCCATGTAACTAAAGAAATTTCTTACCTTAGAAGCTTCCCACTCAGGAATATAAAGGTCATTGTATTTCTCCTCAGCCTCAAGAAAATCAGAGAACATTGCACGGATAAACTCATCAGCAGTAATTGTTGAGCAATTGATGTTACGGGAAGTAAGAATAATAGTGCGATAATTGTTCATATTTTAAATTTTTATTGTTTACTAATTTTATTTACAATATTAATATAGTAAAAAATAAATAATATTCAAAATTTCACAAGGAAATTTATGAACTTGTTATATTCAAAATTTCACAAGGAAATTTATGAACTTGTTATATTCAAAATTTCACAAGGAAATTTATGAACTTGTTATATTCAAAAATTAATAAGAAAAAATCCACCTACTTTCACAAGCGAGTGGATTCAGAGGGATATATTTTCGTCCAGGTCTCATCAGAGAATGATTTTATAGTCTCCCTGGCTGACTTTATCGTGAATAATTTTCATTCTTAGGCTGGTCAACCTTTTCATCAGTACCATAAACTGCACGGTACTTTTGAAAATCTTCATACTTTACTTTTACAATAAGTCTCTTACCCATACGGTTACGAAGACCTAAGTCAGTACGAAGAACAAGACCTTCTGCCATGTATTCTCTGTTCTCAGAAATTGTTGAAATAAATCCCTTACGAACAAAATCAATTGCCTCATCAAGAGTAAAGTAACCAATGAATGGAACAATAGGTGCACCAAGCTTAGTTGCAATTTCATCACGTGCATCAGTCTTAAGATAAATATCGTTTACCTTAACATCAAACACAATGAACTCATTGCCATTCTTGATGTAATTTCCACCCTTCTGAATACCATTACCATATCCTTCACCATAGATAGTATAGATGTTAGGAATTTGGTCATAGTCTAACCAGTTGTGATCAATCTCCCACTCTGATACAGGAATGAATTCCTTCAAACCAAGTGATGCAAGAACCTTTTCCTTTGGATATTTCTCTTGCATGTGCTTAAGCAACTTTGGAGGAATCTGTGCGCTATCAGTCTTACCTGCATAACGTACATTAAACTTTACACCTGCAACTTCAGGTACAACACTTGTTTCTGAAGGAACAATCTCTTTAGTAACTTCAATACGCATACAAGTTCCATCTATTTTTTCTTCTCCTCTCCACTTATTATTTCTTAAATATTCAAACTCTGGTTCAGTAAAAGGTTCAAATGGCATAATAATATTATTTGCATCACGCATAAAAATTGTATTAATCTTTTGATAAGTGTTTGGACTACGTTTTTGTTTTCCCATAATTTAATTAATTTAATTTGTTTGACTTATATAATTATTTAAAATATCTAATAAATAAAGTTTTAAATTATTTTCTTTATCATATTTATTTATTTCTGATTCCCAAATTTGTACTACTTTATAATTTTGAGATTCTGCATATTTTATATTTTGTTTATCTTTATCCCATAATTCTTTAGCAGTATGTTTTATTTTTTTAGTAAAATTTAATATATCGTTTTCATTATATATATTTGGATTTGCATGCCAAAAATCTCCTTGTATTTCTAATATTAAATTAATTCCTTTTATATGTATATCATATCTATGATAATATTTTGGAAATTTAAACTGTGTTTCAATAGGTATTTTTAATTCATTTAACACATCAATTATTTTATTTTCTAAATTTGATATTCTACCTATATGTTTACCCCATTTTGATATTAATTCATTTTTTCTTTCAATTGAATATGAAGACCAACGTTTACTTGTTAATTCAGCATATTCTTTAGTTTTCCAAATATTATCAACTCCATAATGTTTTATAAATGTATCTGCCTTCTTTTTCTTTATTATTTCTAATTGTGATGGATTATCAACTCCATATTTTTTTCTACATGTTTCTAAATTTTTATGTTTAACTATTTTTTTATATGATTCTGATAATGTTCTAATATGTATATTTTTATAATTTAATATCCAACATATATGTTTAAAACATAATTTATACTTTTCTTTTAGATCAGTTAATGATAAATTATTTTGATAGTCATTACAAATATCTTCAATTATATTATCATTATTTGTTTGATATTTTAAATTTATAATATGAATTTCATCTTCAGAATAATTTTGTAATTCTTTACAATTATAAAAATGAGTTCCTAATCTTCTAAATTCTTTATTACAATATGGACATTTTTCTTTCATAAGTTAAATCTAATATATAATTAATAATAATCATATAAAAGATTGATTATATAAATTTATCTATTTTTTCTTTACCTTCTTAATTATTTCATCAAGATGATCATCAGGGTTTTTACCCGCTTTATGATATTTAGTTCCAAGATCAATTGCAATTCGCCATTCATCAGATCCGTTCTCTAAAGTATCTATGTATTCCCAAAGGGTTGTAGGTTTTTTTGATGACTTCGGCATCAAATCATCAATATCAATCCAATCATCACCAAGCAAATCTTCTGCAGGTATTCGATAATCATTGTCTAATGTATGTGGTGCCTTACCAGCCTCAAATACAACAAGTCTAACTAATGTTGTAGTGACTCTTAATTGAATAAATACATCTTCACTCCATCTTTTGTGTCTGATATAAGAATGACTCTTAAACTGCTCAAATATTTCTGGAAATGTCATATTACTTATTATTTGATTTTTACAAATATAATGAATGTTTTTATATTACCATCCATACATAAATAATATAGTACTTAATTTATAAAATTCAAATAATATTATTATTTTTTACCATAATTTATGTTGGATAAATTTCTCTTGATTGTTTCCATGTAAGTTTATCATAAAAGAAAAGAATACGTTTTGTTGGCGCATCTCTAAACGCAGACACCTTTGCAAACCCAAGATATTTCATTGCAAAATATTCTTCTTGAAATGTTCCTTGAGGCTTATGATCATAAAAAGATGCAGGAACACTTAAGTATTCTTTCAAATATTCATTCAATACAATTTGACGAATTATAGATTCATGTTCACATTGTTCACAAACATATTTCTTTCCATTGATATCAATGTAACCACACCAAGGAAATCTTTCACCTAATTCATTTTGTTTAGGAATATCAAAAAATGATTTGAATTTATTTTGTAAATCTTCAAATTTTTCTTGCCATTCTTTTTCTCTTTTTTCTGATGCATAACGTGCCCATCGTTCAGCTTCAGCATCATCATAAGGAACATTAAAATGCAAATGCTGATGTTTTTCTAAAATTCGATGTAGTTGTGTATTTAATAAATCTTTCATATTATTTTCTGCTAATTTTTATATATTGACAATCTTATTAGTTCTTTTATCTTTAATTACACAATATTTTGTAAAGAAATAATATGGATCATTAATACATTTTGTATATTCTTCAAAATTATTTTTCATCAAGTAAATAATCTAAATATCTCCAACGAACAATTTTTTCTTTGCTGCAAAAGAAATCATCTGCTTCTTCATCATCCCAGCATTCTTCAGTAACATTCCAATATCTAATTCCAAAAAATCCAATGTCTTCTACTAAACAAGGTATTTGTGGATAACGATCATTTTCGTATTGTTCAATCAATTGTGGATAATCATTATTTTCTGTATAATGCCATTTATTGTCTGCTTTCATAATTGTAATATTTTTTTTATTTTTCTATAATCTTTTTTTGTAAGCCCAGTCCATGGGTTTGTTTGTACAAAGTTTTTCATCTGTTCATCAAGTATATCATTATCATCATCAACAATAACATATTTATCAATTTCAAAATG